CAAAAAGTAACCAGAGACATAGAGCCAAAAAAGAAAAGCCCGCGCAAGTCTTTCGACCTGGCGGGCTGTAATACGCTGATTTTGTGTGATTTTTGGTTGCGGGGGCAGGATTTGAACCTGCGACCTTCAGGTTATGAGCCTAACGAAACCCTAGAGAAACCCTGACACTCAGCGGAAAGTAACCAAAAAGTAACCACACCCGCGAGAGCCTGACAAAAAGTAACCAATTTTACTTTTTTGCCCCAAAAAACTTGGTCAGAGAACGGATGCCAACAGAGCTGGCAACGAGGGCTCCGAGACTGGCCTGATACCAGACAGGCATGGTGGCAAGAGCCTCGAATCCGTCAGCCACCACCTGACGCCCCCAGTCTCCACAAAAGGCCAGAACGCATGGGATGGCGAACAGCAAACTGAAAAACTCATCGCGCCAGGAGTGTTTCATGTGATTGACGGCCGCTAAATCCCAGTCAATCTCACCTGTCGCTTTCTTCTCAGCTATGACGGCTTCTGCCTTCTTCATAGCAACATCGGCAGCGGTCTTCGCCTTCTGCCTCTCCACGCGCCCCTCCAACCAGGTTGAGGCGAGTGAGGCGATCGGGCCTAGAAGCTGGATCATTCTGCAAACTCCGGGTCAGCGGCCATGCACACGGCCTCTTGATTGATTGGCATCCGCTCCTCCCAGTGAATACTGGACGTGGCGGTGACATGGCACTCAGCGATCGTGTCGTGGGCTGACAGTACGGCCACATCAAAGCCAGACGGTGTGAGGGTGATCATCACGAGAAGCCAGATCAGGACTTTTCGCTCCCGACCCATACAGCGAAAGCGCCGGTCATGGCACCTGTCACGACGCTGATGAGCGCACTCTGTTGCGTGGAGAGATCAGGCTGATGCAGAGCCCACTCAATGCACCTTATATATACGCCGGTCATGGTGAGCATCATCAGACGCGGCACGATACGATATTCAAGCAGGATCTTACTCATTTCACGACGCCTGTCCGCATCTGCTCGGAAAGCTCAACAGCCCGCCCTTTGACGATCTTCGCCCACCTGGAATCGAGCATCTGGACGCTGGCCTCTTCATAGTCGCCGACCTCAAGAGCTGCGATCATCTTCTTAAACTGATCGAAGCGATTGCCCATGTTGAAGATCATGCCCATGATCACCATCTGCCTAGCGCTGTCGAGTTTGTTCCAGAAGCCGTATGTCTGGGCCTTCTCAGCGACCCACGTCAGATCGTTCTTGAGAAGCAACATCACCTCGTCTTCGGTGATGCCTCGATCATCTGTGAGGAGGCGCCCGACCCCTATCGTCGGATTGCCTTGAACCATGTCGCCGGCCACGATCGGCTTGCCGGTTGCGTCGTCATAGACCGCCAGACGCACACCCTCATGGTGCATGATCTGCTCGGCCACCTGGTCGATGAAGCTAGTCATATCTGCCTTTCCTGGATAATAGCGACCGCGCGGTCCCAGCTCTCTTGCTCCAGATCAGTGCGGAGAGGATAGGACTGCGAATATCGCTGGCTGTATTGGTTCACGGACTCAGCCGCATAGAAGACGACGCGCCGGGCGTCGAGGAAGCAGTGCGCAATGATGTCTTGCGTTGTAGGGTCGGGGAGCTTCTTCTTTGAGGAGCCGCTACCGTTCTGAAAATGATAGCCTGGTCGCCGGCTGCTGTTGTTCGCCCGCAAACTGGATGACTTGACCTGAACCCTGACAAAATCGTCGTCAAGGAAAGCAATGATGTCGATGCCATCCTGCGGGCAATGTACCACCCGCCATCCTTGCTCAAGGGACATGATGGCGGCACAGGTGATAAACTCACCGACGAGCCCCCTCGTTGTGGACATTCATCGGGTGCCCTTGAGGAAGCTGATGAACAAATACAGCAACGCGGCGCCCACAATCAGCATGAGCGGGATCACGGTCCACATGATGATCTGGTCCCTGATCTTGGCGCGCCTCTCCAGCTCGTCCTTCTGTATCTGACGCTGCCGGGCTATCTCAGCCTGAAGCCGCTCCCATGCACCTGGTTTGCCATAGAGCATGAAAATGGAGCGCATCTCATCGCGGAGGGAATTCAGCTCTTCCTGCCTGAAAAACTCATCTATGCCGGCTTGCTCTGCGCCAGTCATTTTGGAAAACAGGCTGTTCTTCTTCCGGGTCGCCCCGAAATTAAGCTCTGCCTCCGCTTTTGCGTACTTTGAGATCGGGCCGCTTAGGCTCGATAAATCTTTCCCCGCCTTTATGGCCGAGCTGATTGCCCCGCTGGCCGCTGACACAGCCGCGAAAGCCGACATAGGGTCGATCATCAGTACACCTTCGTTTTATCGGGGTCGATTTTGACAGGTAGGCAGTAGGCAGTGATCTTGCCGCTTGCGGATTGCTTGTGGAGGCGTTGTGCGAAATACACACAATCATCCACACTATAAAAGAACATGTCGCGGGACTTGGGCTGGCCTTCTAGGAAGACGTGCAGGAGGAAGACGTGAACCAGCTCCACATCACTGCCGGCCTAAAGCGCGGTCGAGCTTGTCCTCAACGCGGTGCAGTGCCTGGAGGACTTGTTGCATGTCCTCTTTCAGCTCAGAGCGCGTGGCATAGTCTTCCCGCGTTCTATTGAGCAGAATGTCGATGCGCTTTATCTCTGCCAGCATGGAACGGAAAATAAAAAACGCCGGTCCGATGACCAGCGTGAGGAGGATGTTCCAGGCCATCATTGATGACATTTCCATCAGCGCACCTACGGCTTAGTCGGCCAAGTCACGTCGTCGAGACTTGTCGCGTTGTCAGTGATGTCCCGCAGTGCTTGACGGTAATCGATCTGAGCTTGAGACATCGCAGGCGTGTCTGACGCATCCCAGTAGTCTGTCTCGACCAGCCTCTTGTTTCGCTCAACGCGAAGCGCAGCCAAGTTTTCATCAGCCTCAACCTGAGTAGCTTTTGTCTCTACGGCGGCGCTGTCGTAGGCAACCTCCTGATTGTTTGCGTCGTATGCCTTGACGCCGTTCTCATCGCCCACGACATAGGCGACGTTATCGTGAAGCGCGTAAATCGCGGTATGTCTGTGACTGTCCTGTACCATCAGGCTGCGACCTCCATAATATAGAAAAACATAACGGTGGCCGTGCCTGCCGCTGACCCCAATGTCGATTGCAAAAACTGCGCGACGGCACCTTCTGTGCGGTGGTAGATCGTGTAGGTGCGTGCGTTGGTGTTGCTGGCACCGATCACCGCACTCATGTTTATGGTGTCCATGTCGTTAGCATCAAAGGCGGTTGTGCGCTTGGCCCAAGTTGTTGACATGCGAGCGCCCAACGCTGTCGGCAAGCCCACAGACGCGGTGTTAGTCACATCGTAAAAGTAGGCATATTGCAAATTATTGCTGTTGGGATAGGCAAAGGGTGCGAAAAAGTTTAGATACAGCAAGCTGTCTGATGCTTTCGGCGTGATCGAAAGGCGCAGACTGCTTGTCAATTCATGTGCCGCCCCAGATGATGTTAGCTGTGTCGTCGAGGAGTGCGTTGCCTTCACAACTTGCAAAATCTGATTGTCGCCGAAAACGGTGCCGCTGGCGGTTAAGTTAGCCGGAACCGTCATGTTGCCAGTGAAGTCTAATGTCACGGCACCGCCACCGGCGTCTCCTGCATCATTTAACATGCGCCAGTGCGCCTTGTCCGAAGACATAAAGAAGTTCATTGTCCTGCGGTCGGCAGACATATTGGTGTTGGCGAATGAGACCTCTGCGCCGGGGCTTGAGACATGGAACGTTCTGTTCGGCGAGCCGTGTCCTACGCCAAAATTGTTTGCGCTTGCGTCAACGAACAGCATGTTGGCGTTGCCGTCACTCTCGACGCGAAAGTCTGCATTAGCGCCGCTTTCGTTTATTACCACGCCGCTGTCAAGGCTGATCGAACCAGTGCCATTTGGGTCGAGCGTGATGTCACCATTGGTGTCGGTCGACGAGATCGTGTTGCCGTCGAGCTTGAGATTGTCCACCGCCAGCGCATCAATCGCATCCGTGCCATCTGAGAAGTTTTTCAGATGGGTCATAATCTCACGAGCGTAGTTATTCATGTCACTCGGCAAAGCACTGTTCTCAGCGATGTTCACATCGCCGCAGACGGTGTTCTCGGAAGCCGTTGCCGAATATTCGGTAAGTTTATCGCGGGCCATGCTCTATGCCTCCAGTGCGGTCACGCGCGCTTTGAGCGCAGTCATTTCAGTTTCCAGGTCTTCGATCTTGGCGATGGCTTCTTGCAGTGCGGCAGTCAGAAGAGGCACCAGCTTGGCTTGGTCGATGGACTGCATCAGAGGGATGGTGTTTCCATCTTCATCTAGCTTGTTGTCACCAACCGAAACGCCATCCGGCAAATCTTCTCCATCCTGCCAAACCTCAACGGCATCCTTTGCGCCGGTCACGCTTTCCGGCACGACTGTAGCTGCCTCGTGGGCAAGGAAGCCGTCCAGCGTTGTTGTTGCATCTGCGATGAAGTTGAAACGGCGGGGAGACAGTTGCTTGACGCGATCAATCGCACCGGCCATGTCAACGACATTTTCCTTCATCCTGTAGTCGGACGATGTGTTAAAGGATGTGCTAGAACCGCCGACCACAATGCTGCCGACGTACCCATTGCCGTTGATGAAGTCAAAGAGTGTAACACCACCTGTGTTGACAGTAGCGGAACGAGTGATTGTTCGTGCGCCAACATTATCGTCAATAAAGCTGATGCCTCTTTTGTTGTTGTTATTGTCAGTGATGGCATCCGCACCGATTACAAGAGCATTGCCTGTTAGGCGCATACGTTCTGCATCATTAGTGCGGAAAATCATGATGTTGTTGTTGTGAAGGTATTGAATACGCCCGATGTTCGTGTCGCCGCTGTCGATGAAATTAAGGTTGCCTTCACCGCTTGTGCTTGAGGCGATAGAAATGCCGCAGTTACCGTTGTTTTCTACAATAAGGTCGTCGGCGTTTCCGTTGACGCTGGTAATGCCAGCATCGCTGGTGCGGATGTGGAGGGTGCCGAGAGGGCTGGTTTCCCCGATGCCGACGTTGCCGCTGGTATCCACCCTGAGCCTTTCATTGTTGCCACCAGTATGGATCGCAACAATCGCCCCTGTGTCGCCCTGTAGGGCCAACCCGCCTGAGTCCGTGTCGTAGTAAATCGAGCCACTAGCCGTCTCTGCGCTGTTGTGCAGACTGATTTTGCTGCGACCGCTGCTGTTCGTGTTGTGGATTTTCAGCAGAGAGCCAGACGTCTCAGTGACGCCACTCGCGTCCTCTTCAATATGCAGGGCGCTGTCAACGGTGGTAGTCCCAATCCCCACACGGTTGTTCGTCTGATCCAGCGCAATCGGTGTGCCTTGCGTGAAAGCGTCAGCCTGATGCTTTAGCACGCTCCTGATCGCGTTGTTGATACCCGACGCGGCGCAGTTTTCGTCGATGTCAATCGAGTCAATCGACGTGTTGTTTGCCGCCGTTGTCGAATACTCAGATATCTTTGTGCTGTTTGCCATTTATCTTTCCCCTGTCAGAAGGCCACCGAAGACGCCGGCGGTGCCACCATATCCACCGGCCAGACGGCCAGCCCTTGC